AGATAATGGCACAAATACCTAACATGAATTGGATGGGCGATCAGCCCACAGGAAGCGCTTACGATGTTTATCAATATTATCTAGGAGGTGGAAGTCCAGGCGGCACTCCAGCAGGTGGAGGTGGAGGAGGTACTGGTATTATGCAAGGCTATCAATCAACAGGTGGTGAAGGAGGAGCGGGACAAAGTTTGAATATGGCTGATTTTAATACAGCTACTATGGCACGACAAAATAGAATTAATAATCCTAGTAAAATTGGTCAATGGGCTTACGACAATATTCCAGGAATCAATCAGCCTTATACACAAGAACAATTAATGACCCATGGTGCAACGCAACAATTCGGTGGACCAGGAATTCTAGGATTTTTAGGAGGTAAATTAGATAAATATCATACATTACCTAAAGGAGACCAAGCATTTATTTCTTCAAAAATGGGTTATTCAGATCCCAATACTAATATGGCTAACAAAGATCCATTTGGAATTAATGTAAGATCAATGTTTGGAAACTATGCAGATTATTCTATGGGGCAAGTTGATAAATTAGGAACAGCCCTTACTAAAAGTGCGGCTAAAAGAGGTTTAACTTTTGATCCTGTAACCGGAAAAGTTACTGGAGGTGATGAAGACGAAATAGCAGATTGGGAAAAACAAACTAAAAGTATGCACGATAGGTTTGGTTTTTATGGCAAAAATAAAACAAATATTCAAGGTTTTCGATCAGATGTAGGTTTAATTGAAAAAGCAAGAAGACATGCTCAACAACAGGCACAAGGTCGAGTAGATAAATCTGAAAATAAAATAAACAGAGATGCAGCTAAGGGAGACTCTAAAAGTGGAGCATCAACAGTTAACCCTAATTCAGCTTATGGTAAAAAACAAGGCTACACAGGGGGTCATGCTAATCCACATACAAATACAGGCTGGAGTGGTTCTAGTAAAAGTTCATCGAGTAAAAGTTCATCATCTAAGTCTCCTGGACATCCAAGTAATAGGGCACAAGGTGGAATGATAACTGAAGACTTAACCAAAGACCCTGAATACAGAGGATGGAAAAAAATGTACGAATCAAATCCTGAGCTAGGTTCCATGCACGATAAACATCCAGCCTTTATTAAATTTTACAAGCAACACGAACGAGATCAGAAAAAATTTGGAGGCCTAGCAGGATTATTGTATGGCTAAAATTAATGTTAGAATACCGGAACCTAAAGATCAATACGAAGTAGACAACCAGCGCCAAATTGCAAGAGCTCTGCGTTCGATCGTTGAACAATTAAATTCTACCTTTTTGACTCAGGAAAAAGAGGAACAGGAAAGATTTACTTTCTTTTCACAGTAATGGCAAATGTATACAAGAATATTCAAGCAACAATTACATCTTCAGCGGGTGATGATGATATGTACACATCTCCCGATGCTACAACAAGTATTGTTAAAACCATTAAATTGTATAATACTCACGGGAGCAATTTGGTGGTGGACGTTAAAGTATACGATGCAACCAATACTACGGATTATGAATATGAGACCATCACTGTGAATACTTTAAATAGTGTTGATTTATTAACGTTTAATAATGTTCTTATTTTAGAAGCAGGAGATATATTAAAAATGCAAACACCTACAGGCAATAAAATTGAAATGACAGCCTCGGTGCTACAAATAAGCAGGTAATATGCCCTTTATAGAAACAAAAGCAAAGAGCGAATATAAAATAATCGATGGCAAAA